AGCCTCCACTTTTCCCAGCTACACACCGTTTCCCCATTAACGCTATACCGTACACGGTCAGCCGTACACGATTGACGATCAGCCGTACACGATCAGCCGTACACGCTTAACGATCAGCCGTACACGATCAGCCGTCACCAACTTAACGATCAGCCATACACGGTGAGCCGCAAACACATCTTCTATTTATCGTGTGGAAAAGTGAATGAAATAGCGGCCATTAATAGCCGCTATACAATAAGATCAAGTAGTATAGATTTTAGGGCGTAACTCTCAAATGTGATTTGACCATAGACGTATGGGTCATGAAGATGCACACCAAAGTCACGTTGAAAGAATAGAACATCAGACGGAATTTTAGGATCAAACGCCGGGCATTTAGCGCGGGCATAACTAACATAGTATTCCGGACTTCCTTTCTTTCGGTATATAAAAGCTGGGCCATATGAACAAAAAGGAACATAACCTTTTAAGCTTCTATGCTCGATGTGCGAAAAATCGTCAAAAGCAAAATCGTTATTTAACGCCATATCATAAAAGCTGGTACCTTTTGTAAGTCTATATAACATGGTTTTTGATTTCTTTTCCCGGAACGCTTCGGACGGCGGCAACATATGAATAGCCAGCCCTCTTTCCGGGTAGTATTTATGCACCTTGTTACACGCCTTCATGCGTTCAACATCGGCGACGATGCCCAGACCAATGAATATATCATTATCCAAAGTATTAGCATTTGACAGCATAAACAGTCGCATGGCGGGCAAACCATTAAACTCTCTGTTTCGGTTCATGGTTTCGTATGCATTCATAAGGGCGTTAAATTCGCCTTTAATACCGCGCACGTGTTCTTCGGGGATAAATTCGTCATAGACAATATCTGTGCAGTCCTGTAAATCAATACCTCTTATAGTACCAATAGTAGACAATGCCACGCCGTAACCAATGGCGGCACCTTGTGGTTTAGAAACGTTATCATCGTCAACAACGCGGTTATATATGCCGCTGATCTTTTGCTTAATCGGAACCATTCCGACGTTTCTGCCATGATCGGCGTTTAACTGCTTAAATGGGTTCATGCCGTCCCCGCTTTTACCGTCACTAATAACATCCAGTTCGTTTTGTGTGCGTCGCATAAGTACAAATCTTCCGCGTGGTTCTGGCCGTTGGAAGTCTGCTAGATCAAGGCACCCCCCCAACGCGCTGTAAGTTTTGCCTGTTCCACGTCCACCCGTAAAAATTTGAAAAGGGAACCGTGGGTCTTGATAGTCCCAGACGTTAATATAAGTTTCATTTTCCACTGTAGTTACGCGCGGGTATTATCCGCAATACCCGCGCTCCTCCTTCCTTAATAGAACGGTAATTCTTCCTCAATACCGTCCGCGATTGTTAACCAAACAACTGCCGCTGGATCTCCGCTAATATATCATTCTGATCTTTCTCACTCAGACGGCAATATGCAACGTGCCAATATTTCCCGTTTTTATCCTTGTTCTGGGGGAATGAGAGGAAGTCGCCGTTCTTGCCCTCAACCACGCGCATCCCATAAATGGTCACGCCGTTAATAGTAATATCTGCAAATACTGTGCCAGATTTGGTTGCGTTTACTCTGTTGACAGAGCAAGAGCTAATAACGATTTCTTCTTTATTACTATTGTTACTATTGTTGTCAGGTTTTCTCATTTTTTGATCTCCTTATAAAATGTCGTAAACATTCAGTCCTACCAGTTCCGCGTATTCGTCTGTTACTCCCAGTGTGTAAGTAGAGTTTACAGCACCGATATTGGAAGCTGTAGTAAAACTTACTCCGTTGATAGTTTCCGTGTGGATACCTACGTTATCATTATAATATAGTGTAATGCCGCCCGCGTCCTTGAATGTAAAGCCTACCGAAAAGTTTTCTATTTTGTTTAATTCGTTTGCGCCCAGCTTCTTGTTGACACCAGAGATAGTTATATGTAGCCCCTTTTCGTCTTCGTAAGCATATTTTTTAGCGCCTAGTGTTATAAACTTATCAATAGGTTTCTTGTTTTCGTGCTCATAGATACCCATATAATAATCTTCTCCGCCCGCCGTTGCGTATGCTCTACGCTCTCTTGCAAGCTTGATCGTTTCTATATTTAGTTGTTCGATTTTTGCCACGTCTACGCCGATTGCCTTAGAACTATCAGTGTCACAATAGATAGTGCCGTCACCGGTAGCATCCAGTAGATTCTGCAACCACAAACGCGCCCAGCAAGTACACCACACGCCCCAAGCGTAGTATAAAAAAGAGTTCCGCGACTTGTAAAATTGGCTCAACGATTCCGCAATGTCACCCGGCTTGGCATCCCACTTTCCATGCTCGTCAATAATGATAGTTTCACGACAAACTTTAGAGTATGCCATGCCAAATATACCATTCAAGCGGTTTTTGCATCGCGCATATAGATACGGCAAATCGCCCGTCGGTTTTTCCTCAGCTTCTAGCACTTCAATCTTGTGCTTAAGCTCGCATTTTTCCGCGTATAGTTTGCGTATACAATCAACCAGGCAGTCTGGCAAGTAGTCATACTTAGCAATATACATATCTTCGACCGTTATTGAATCCCACTCATATTGTTGGGCTATGATTTTATAATCTATGTCGGTGATGCACATTCTTAAATACTCTGCTTCCAGCACGCGACCGTTATCTAGCTTACAAGTTTTCGAGCGTCGCAGACATTTGCTAACGGGAATATAAGGCATTGTCACTGATTCACCTACTTTAGGATTGACAAGTGTGATGTAAAAAAGGCATGCGTACTTTACTAATAGGTCGTTCAATTCCTCCATAGTTTCGACGCTCCCGTATGGTTCAAAACGGGTTACTGGAAATTTCATCGCAGTTAAAACAAATGGGTAACTGCTTTGTACGTCGAAACTATCCGCTTCTCGCCATATTTTACCGCTCATGTAGCGGTTTGCGTGAGTGTTTCCGCCCCGCCCCGCGTCAAGTAGCATCTGGTATACTTTTGGCGTCATTTCTGTCTTTAGAAACATATCCCGGTAGTGCGGGTCGGCTTTACAGCTTTTTCTGCACATTCGCCGCACATAACCTGTTGACGTCATCGGTATTGTCTCTAGGTTATCGTGTTCATTCTTCATTTTACACTCTATCAGCTCATATAGACTGATAGCGTCTGAAACACAATAGCCAATTTCTTTCAGCGTTAGTGGCGTTTTCCACGTTCGGAAAATACTATAATCAAGATCGCCTTTTGCTTTACCGTGTACAACTCCCAGTTCATTGGCTGTTGCTTTGTCAAGGCTCATGTTAGTGAGCTTGTAAGAACAACGAAACTGTACGCCGCGTCCGGTGTAGACCCAAATTGGCGCTCTTTTTTTTGATGCAAACACGGAAAAACCGCTGAAATATGCCGATAAAAAGTCACGTATAAACTGAAACTCAAAACCTAAATTATGAACGTATAACACAAACTGGCGCTCGGCATTAAAGTGTAGGGTCTCCTCTAATCGGTCTATAAACTCTAACCATTCCTCCCACTTCCTTCCAATGATTGTAAACCCGCCTACCGTCATTTGCCAATGATACATAAACCCCCATGGGGATATCTCCCAGTTTGGCGACGTGCCCTTATAGACGGTGGTTGTCTCAATGTCAAATACTCCAAATGTTTGGCAGTATTCTTTGCACTTACGTTTGTTTTTGCACGATATTGCTTTTGTATCAAGCTGGTCATAGGGAAAGTCATTAACAGTATAGACAATAACTTGATCGGTGCCGCCGTCAAGTCGGCTTATCTCTACGGTTTCCGCTGTTTTTCAACCCGGTTTTTCTGAGTAGATTTTTTATGTTGGCTTCGTTCTCTGCATCCCCAGATTCTGCTTTGCGAAAATCATCTAGAGCGTCGCGCAGTTTCTTTAGACTTTCCTCGTCACTATTGTCCGCTTCGCGTAGCTGGGAATAAACATCCGCTAACGTTTCAGAAGTGAAGCCCGCTTTTATGTATCCTTTTAGAGTATCAGAGTTCATAAAATCGTAAAACTCTTTGTTACCAGTGAACGTAATACCTTTTGATGCTAGTGTCTCTTGTCGTATGCGCTCAATTTCTTTGTGCCCGGCTACCGTTGAGGATGGGCGATTCAGAAAATATTGTAATTCTCGAATCTCCCTTTTTTCTCTGGTGATTGCTTTCGCGCGTTCGTCTCTGGTCTTCGGCGGTTCTTCGATCGTTGTTCTAAAATACCGTCTTCCGCGCTCTTTTAGCCAGTCAATGGCATCCTTCCCGGCTCCGTAGGATATATAGCTTTCGCCACTAATAGAGCTTTTATTTTTTTGCAACTCCATAAGTGATTTATTCGCCCGTCCCGCCAATATCCTACGAATTTCTTGTAACTGCTCTAAGTCGTAGTCTCCGGTATAAGTGTTTGCGGTCAAGTATTTATCTTGTTTGCGTTTGGCTTGCGTCTTCGTCTGATAAACTTTTCTACTCATTTTTTTGATCCCTTATCCAGTATTCCACAATGCAATATTGTGTAGACTTCGGATTGTGGCGCCTTATCTTGACGCCACTACCAAAGTGCCCAGCGTATTTTTCCGCGATACCGTAACCGATTTTTTTTGAGACATAACCATTATCTGTACTACGGTGGTGAAAGTAGAGCCCGCACTCTTCCAGATGTGCGCGAATCTTTGTAAAATCGTCACTATCGCGGATCAGCTTAGTATTAAGCATCAATCTTGTTGGCACCAGCTACAAACTTGTCGATATCCATTGCGTATTTCTCGGAAGTCTGGACAACAGATACGACGGTCGCTTTCGGGTCAATCCTTTTTACTGCCTTCGCGATTTTATCATCCGAAAGCGTATCGCATGAGCGAATAACGACCGTAGTTGTTTTGCTTTCTGCCTTGCCGTCTTTGACAGCGACAGTGGCCATGTTTACAGTTGCAGTGTTGATTGTTTTTGTGATCTTCATTTTAAGATCCTCCTTATAATATTATTCCCGCTATGCGGGTAAAAGACTGCGGGGGGAACGATCCCCCGCTACGCCGTCAGTCCTCCTTGAGTTTGGCATTGAGATAGCCCGTTTTATTTACCGCGTCAATAATGTAATCTGACAAGTTTCTACAGGCTTGCGCACCCGTTCCGTTGTTGTACTCGTCTTGATACTCCGCCAAAAGCTGAAAGTCACTAGCAAGAGTCATTAACTGCGCTGGCGTTCCCGTGATAGTAATTGATCCTTTTGTTACTTTCATTCTCTCTTTCTCCCTTCGTGCCGTCATGACTGTTCTAAACCCATATCAGATTCTACATCAGCGCCCATAGCATAAGCAATACCGCGTGCTTCACCCAAAATCTTGGCTCCTTGTTCTCTTAAATAATCTACACTGCATTTGCCGGTTCTGAACATTTCCAAAAGTTCCCCGTGCTGTTGGTATAATTCGTCTAGTTTCATTTGTAATACTTCACGCATTAGCATCATCCCAAATCTCCTTATTCAGATTATATAAATACTCAACATGGCTATACCATTCTTCTGCGCTAAATGCCCTAGCAACATACATCCCCCTTAACATACCTAGTGTATACATATATCCGGATTCTTGCAAAGTGGTCTTAATTAATTCCTTGATTTCTTTTTCGCTCATTTTACTATCCCCATTGTTCAGCCATTGCTCTCGCTACCCCTGGGAATGTTTTACTTCGTTGCTTTCCTCGTTCTCCCTTTTTAGCACTTGCCATATAGGACGAATCGAAAGTCACCTGTCTACCGTCTTTGCACGTATATTTCACCAGTGTAGGTTCTACCACATTTGTAGATACCAGAGGTGGTAAATTCTTAAGCCAAAGGCAAGTAGTTTTTCTGTGAGGATCGCCGAAAAAATACGGTTGTATAATTTGATCCGGTTTTCTAGGTAGACCATATTCTTTGGCAAGATCTGGAAAATATTCTCGTACATATTCCCCACTTATAATTCCCACCGGGTTTTCTACCGCTATTTTAGCGCACCTTGCAGAGAGAAACGCCGCAAAAAATTTAATTGATGCCCGTTGTCTTCCGTCAGCCCTCTTTTTCTCAAAATGCCTAGCACCACTGACTGCTAAATCGGTACAAGGTGGGAATGCAATGATCATATCCCAGTGACCCGGCTGGTAGTGTAGTTTTTTATCTAATGTGACAAAGTGGCAAGACCCATTAAGAAGAGGTATCACATCACCTTTTATATGCCATTCCGGGTGCCCTCCGCTACACTCTAATAAGTCACATGAATAAGCGTTATGCCCTTTTTTTCTTAACTCTGTACATACTGCCTGGCTCTCTTCACAAGCTACTAATACATTCATTGTTTAATCTCCTTTACTATGTAGTTCCGTTCTTGTTCCTTATGATTATATTATACAGTTTCTATAGAAAATTGCAAGCCGTAATATTCAACAATTCTATAGAAAAAAATAACTTGCTTTTTGTACACTTTTACCATATAATAAAACTATCCCCGGAAGCGCAAAGACCAGCGGGCGGAACCCGTAGCGCGTGGCACGGTCGGCCATACTCCGGGCAACAAAAGAGAGCGGTTATCCGCTCTCTTCTTTTATGCCTTCTCTTCCAGCGCCTTCACTCTTACGCTCAGATCGGCTATTTGTGTTGACTGCTCCTTGACACTCTGCTCTAAATTTTTGATAGCGCATATCATCCAGTCAAGATTGGCCTGTCCGGTATTTGTGTACGGGTAGCCGGGCATACCATTGCATGCACTGCCAGTAAATGCCATATAATCTCACCTCCTCAATAAATTTGCAACAGGTTGTCTGTTTCGTATTCTTCCGCGATTAAGACGTATAGGTCAAATGATCGGCGCAACCGCGTTTCTCCGTCCAACATTTGTGCGGCAGTCGTTACACCTATATTGCCGTGTATACGACTTTCATATTTGCGGGTTCCTGTCTCAGTTTCTGTTCCGCTGTCCTTATTGTTACCAGATCGAGTTGTTGTATTAGCGGCGTCTTCTTTGCTATTTGTGCTACTGGTTCCGCTGGAAACGGTCTGGCTGTTGGGCTTATACTCCGTGCTGTTAAAACCTTGTATCCCCCCTGTACTGGTAGAACTATCACTTCCGCCATTGGTAACTGTCCGGTCAATAATATCTGTATCTGTTCCGCTGGTTTCCAACGTGTTATTATGCGCACGTGTGATATCCGGTGTCTCTGTGCTGTCTTCGTATCTGTCGTAGTTTTCCACCGGATTGTAGTCCGCTGTATAGCCTTCGTAAAGCTTCGTAAAATTCACCAGACGGCGTGCAAACCAATCTGTTGTAGTCTGCTTAACAACTACAGGGTTCTGATAAAGTGGGAAAAGGTCTCCGCTCTGCCGTATGATCTGGCGCACCATAAGCTCTCTATCCATTCCCGTAGGTAGCACAATTCCGTCAAATAGCGTAGGGTCATATAGATACATTCCATTAAGCGTTATTCTCGGCTCTATCATCGGCGTCCACCTCCTTTTTCAATTCCACTCTAAGTCCTAAATTGCTAATAGCATTGACTTTACGTACACACTCACTGAGATTGTCATAGATAACGTCAATGATCGCGTGTACTTCCTCATTGTTCTGGTTTACCTCTTGCGTATTCAGCCGCTCTTTTTTGTCGTAGTTTGCATTTTGTATTCCAATTTTGGTCAGAAACTCATTGACGATCGTGCGGCGGCTCTGCAAATAATCATTGACCAAATAGTTACTTCCCATGCTAGTCATAAGCGTTGATGCGGGAGACTTGCCGCGAAAAACTTTCGTGTTAGTAACCACAAATGGTTTACCGCTTGTGGCTTCTGCATACGCCGCTTTGATCGTTTCGGCCTGCGGCTTATTCTCCGCTTCAAAAAACGCTGTCATGTTGCTATTCATCAAATTCACATCAACGCATCTGTCTAACTGCGCAAGTTTGACCGCATAACGCTTTACAAGATCATCCAAACCGCCGTAGTCGTCAAACAATCGGATAATTTCCGCATTGTAGCCAATCTTTCCATATTTAGGGCTTCTGATCTTGCTATTTGTAACGCAAATTTCCGCGGGGTTCCAATAGAGGTCTAATTTGCTTACGCTGTAGGGTGCGCATATCCAACCGAACTCCCTTGTATAAATCACGCCAATAGACCCCCAGCGGTACAGCCAAAACCGAAAGAAGTTTAAAGCCCATTCAGACGGTAGCGCCCATTTAAAGCGACTGTAGATCAACTGATATAAGTACCGTTTTTCAAACAGCACTGCGGCGTTATTCTGTCCGTTAACGTCGCTGGGTTGTTCCGCCCAGTACTGCATCATACTATTTTCATTATAGCTTATCGGCGCATTTCCGAAACCGATCATAATATTACACCCTCCTTTAATAAACTCGTTATTTCCGTTATCTCTTCTTCTGTTGCTACAATACCGGATAAGTTAATATCTTTTACGCGGACGAACCCCGTAAGTTGTGCAAGCTGTACATATTTGTTAGCTGGATAGCCGTAAAATTGATTAAATCTAGCGGCATCGTAAGTGATCGGTCTACGGACAACTACAAAAGGTTTTTTAACTCCCATAGCACCCGCATTGCTTGTAAGTCCGCCGCTTACGTGTACGCTCGTTTTATCAAGTCCGCTGATTCCACCAGCCGCACCAGCAAGCCCTCCCGCTAAACCACCGGCCACCGCCCCTGTTACGGTTTTTGCGACTCCAGCAATAAGACTTGCTACTGCTTGTATATAGTTTCCGCTTGTAATAGGTAACTGGATTGCGCAGTTACCAGTAAAGCTGTACAAAATTCCGTTTACTTTACTACTTTTAACGCTTATAAGAGCGATACAAGCTCCGGTTAGCACATCCACTTTATATGTGATAGTCACGTCCGAACCGATAACATCATCCGTATTTAACTGTTGCATACCGATAAACGGCAAATAGACTTCTACGGTGGTGTACGGATTGTAGTCCCGCACGTCGCCAAAAGATTCTGGAATATGCACCGTGCCGCAATTTATAGTTGTAAACATATCCTTAACTACGTTACTTGTCACACCACTGTTGATATAGCCTACTTGTATAGTAGACGTGCCGCCTTCTACCGGGGTAGCGTAAATGGCGTGTAAGCCAATTATAGCTTGCATAGGGTCGGCAAATAACTTTTTAAGTTGGTCAAGGTCAAAGTCCACTCCCCACAACCAGCGACTGAAACTTTTAAGCTGGGCCGCAGTAGGGTTATACAACTGCGCTAATCCCAAATCAACCGTAGGTATTGCACCGGGGATCGCTGGTAGTGGAGTTGGTGTGGGGTTCGGTTTAATATCCGTTTTTGTGTCCGTCTTTGTAATGGCATCCGGGAGAGTATTGTCAAGCACTTCATCTTTGGTGTCGGTACGATCTTTTGTCAAGGTTCCTTCCTGTGCTTTTTCTTTCGTGTCACTCCAACCATCAAGCCACGGCTTAACGTCCGGTACCGTGATTGGGTACCACTCCTCTCTCTCCTCTACGCCGATCTTTCCAGGGTACGCAATAGCGTTATCTTTCCAGCCCTCAATGGCACCATCAAACGTTGTGGGTAGCCCGCTAAAGTCAATAGTTTCGTAGCTCGTTGACACGCTTATATTAAGTGATGTCATTTCCACGTACTCAAACGGCGTACCCGTAGTAGGATGTACACCAGTTATCCTATTTCTACCAGTAATCAACCACTGTGACGATATATTATAGGGATATACTGTCTCCCATGTTACAATTTGTTTAGGGTGTGTCGTCTGAGTAAAATAATTAGACAAATGGGGCTTTCTGTATACGGCGTAGCAATCTTGCCCTACATAAAACTGTTGACTTCCCGCGGAAGGCCCCGCCGCAATGATTGCATACTCATCAGCTTCTGTGTTCCTACGAACATAACATTCAAGATCAAAAGGCACTGGCACAACGTTAGTAGTACCCCTCCGCAAATATATAAACCGTATTGTGAGGTTATCAATATCATTCACAGCATCTTCGGAAGGGGCTAGACACCGTCTATATGATATGTAACCGTCCATATCTGGCCGCGTTTTTGCAAACGCGATTAAACTAGATAAATCGCTGAATGGATAATCTGTACTATAGGAAAAATTAACATCAGTCCACCCGGTCAATGCGGGAATCTGCTCAAGAAGTGCAACAAAATTTCCATGCTTTATGCTATACTTCGTCATTGTGCTAACCGGGGCAGTATGATCTTTTACAGCTACGTCGCTTACGTCTGGCAAATCTATCTTGCGCTTTTTGCTGGCTTTTTCCAGTTCGTCATAGACTTTTGCAACCATTTTTTTCGGTATATATGTCTTCCCGCCCTTAACAAGCGTGGGTGCTTTTTCGTCGTTTCCGAAAACATTTTGTAAAAGCTCCTCCCAGAATAATGGGTCTTTTTCTATGCTGTCTTTTCCGATCTTAATACCTAAAGCCGCGCCAATATATGACGCGATATTAACCGGATCAAACCCGCTTAAAATAGAGCTTGTTAATACAGTGCTGTCTCCGTAGCTTTCAAATGCTCTCAAAATGTCCATTGTGGTGGTTACAGTCTCCCCAGCCAGTACGGACGGTACTGTTTTAACAACATTTTGATCTTTCAGAGACAGGATGGGTTGATCGCTGTTCCACCACTTTGCGCGTGGCACATAGCTTTTCATTCCTAGTGTTTCTTCTAAGTCTTCCAGATCCCCGGTATAATCCATACGGATGTTATACAACCCGCTTTCTTCACTTATTCCAGTTATAACTGGTATATAGTCGCTAGTTGGTATGTTTGGCAAATAAAGACCCATTAAGCAATCCCTCCCGCAGTTATAAGTATATATTCTGGACTGTCGTTAAAACCACCAGAAAAGTTGTAAGTTGCTGTTTGCAGTTTCGCAGTGGACACGGTTGTCCCGTTCTCTACATAAGTATTGGCAAAAGTAGATACCTCTGTACGATCAATAATTGCGCTATTACTCCGTATTTCAGTGTTAAACGACATTAACACGTCAACCGATAATGACAACTGGAATACTGATGTTCTTAGTGCTTTCGGCTTAACGTAGTAGTAACGACCGAACACGGGTATAAACGCATAGTTGTATGTCATTATATCGGTGTCACCCTCGACTACTACGGTAGGAGCTACTACTTCGCACTCGTCACGCAATGTACCTTTCAATGTCAACAGGTTACTAAGTGACTTAGTAACCTGTTTTCTTGTGCTTGCCGTTTTGTAAAGTCGTATCTCCATGTGGCTATACCTCCATAAAGAGTTTCTTTTCTGCCGCTCTGCGGCATTCCAAACCCTTCAGAATCTTTCCGCCGCTTTTACGGTAGAGCGTAATATAACGGCAAATCTGCTCTCTGGTTCTGGTTCCGTTCTTAAGTAACTGTTTGAGGTTGCCAGAACCGCAGTTAAACGTGAACGATACAAGCGCGTCAAACTCGTTCTGATTCCAGTGATAAATCTTGTCATATTTACTCACTGCTCTTTCACTGACAATCAGATCACCTATCAAGTAGCGATCTGCTTGCGTGGTAGTGATCGTCATACCCTCTTTCACACATCTAGTATGACCGTAGCCGATAGTCCATACACCAGACGGGCACTTATAAGCTCTTAAGCGCAACCCCTCGAATGACTTAATAAGGTCAATACCTCTCTGCGATGTCTTCACGCGTCATTCCTCCTTTTTCACGATATCACCCAGTTTGTCAACCAGCTTCTGAACAACAAGCGTATTGTTGTTCAGAGCTTCTTTTACACCGTCCATTTCTTCTTTATGCTGTTTCTGCATCTGGTTTGACTGCCAGAAGAGAGCCACGCACGCCGCGATCGGAAACCCGACAGTGCTAATTATAGATACAACGTCGTTCACCCCATGTTATACCTCCTGTGGAATAGTTTCTTCATTCCAGTAATTTTCATTGGCCATGTGGCCGTACTCATGTACTATTACGTTTGGTGCCGCTAAGTCGGGCGGTAGTGTGATAGGATAGCCGTAAATAGAAGGAAAGGTTATCAATGCATCACCTATCTGCGCTTTTTTAATAGGACGATCAAAACGCGGGTACTCTTGACCTTCAACAGTTACCGCATACGCGTTACCAGTTCTTTTTACTGTAGCCATGTCGCATCACTCCTTTACTGCGTGACAGCCTGCGCATCCGCGGCACCACCCTCTCCGAGAACAAAAAGTACCGCGTTCTCGGTGTAGTCACAGTAGTTATTAAAACGCCAATGATAGAAGACGTTATAATAATCACCGGCCGCATTCACGGGGGTTGTGTTGGTATGGTCGAACTGCGGCATAACTCCGAGTGCTTCCTCGTCAGCTAACAGACCCAGCACCCACGGTAACTCTACTACTGTCTCTGCATCCTTCGATGTTCCCGTTGCAACATCCAAAATATTGGGTTTGCACTTAATCATTGTCGGGTCTTTCTGAGACTGCCAGAAGTTTACGCCCTCAAACTGACCAATATTCAAGTAACTGGGGTTAAACAATGACGGGTACACGGTGCTTTCGCTCTCGATGAAAATAGGCTCGTACATCCACATTTTCTGACGTGCCTTAGGCGTATGCCGCATAATCTTATTCTGTCCGGTGATCTGTGCGTGATTGTCAGTACTCATATCACGTAAGCGGGACGAATAAATCTTAATGGTGGATGCAACAAACTTCATGAATCGTTCAAGGTAATCAGCACTCAACAACTGGGTTCTCGTCAGAGTTGTTCCGTTCTTCGCATTGTATTCTTTTACCAGATCTACCTCAGTCAGACCCATGCTGGAAATACCGGCCATGAAGTTAATCAGCAGACCGCGGCTTTTAGCTTCATTCAACAACTCGATCTCGTTTGACATTTGCACCATGACAGCGGAAACGAATGAATTGAACTCATTTTCGGAACTGAAAGCCAGCGCCAACTGATCGCGGAAAATGGTATAATGCTTCTGACATTTCTGGGTGCCGTAGAAATTAAGCTGGACTGCTTTAGGTTTCTTAATCTTCCACGGGTCAATACTACCGCCGTCGATCAACTGGTTAGGGTTAACATCAGTGTTCCAATCTGTAGATTCTTCACTCTCTACATAAAGTGTAATGACTTTTCTGATCTGTGCCCCCCAGCGTTCCGCGCCTACCTGTAACGACTGTAAGCGGGACTTATACGGACGAACAGAAAAGATAGTTCTTGCTAAGACCGTAGAAAGAGCGTTAATCACGTTTTCTGTTCCGGTTCTGAGCACCATTTCACCAACGCTCACGAAAGTAGTGGTATCCAGTACGTCAATTTCCTGTCCGGTAGCCTGTGCGACAATTTTCTCCATGAGCGCGTGCGCGTCTCTAGGCGTTAAACTATTCATTGTTCTTTTCCTCCTTCTCACTAGAGCCGCCCATCATGGCTATATACGCGGCGGCTAAATTTTCCTCAACATCATACTTAGGTGGAGCATCGTATACATGAGCTTCGGCGTTAACTTTCTGCAACAGTTTGAGCACGTCATTGTCGCTGTACTTGCCTGTGTCTTCTGTTGCCTTCTTCTGCTCCTGTTCAACAGGTTGCTTTTTTAAATCTGCAACTTCTTTCTGTAACGCGGTAATTGCTGTTACCAACTGATCCATTGCGCGCAAATCTGCGGGTTTGTCCTCCGTCGGCTTCTGTGCGGTATCAGTGGGCTCCTTCTCTTCGACCTGTTCTAACGCAAGAATTTCATTGCGCGAAAAGCCCGCCGCAACTAATTGCATTAACTCCGCTTTCTTCATTTTTCTGACCTCCTTCAATAGTCAATAGTTGTTGTGTGTTTCTAAAGTCATTATACTGCAATATAAGCTCACGCGTCTATTGACGAAAATGTGCAAATTTCTATAGAATATTTCATTCACTTTTCCACACGATAAATAGAATATGTGTTTGCGGCTCACCGTGTATGGCTGATCGTTAAGTTGGTGACGGCTGATCGTGTACGGCTGATCGTTAAGCGTGTACGGCTGATCGTGTACGGCTGATCGTCAATCGTGTACGGCTGACCGTGTACGGTATAGCGTTAATGGGGAAACGGTGTGTAGCTGGGAAAAGTGGAGGCT